GGTGGTATAGATGCTTTTTTCCCAAGAGCACCTGAATTATATTCACCGACAGGTAAAGTTGTACCAAGAGGTGGTGGAGTTGGAAATTTAGGTTTATTTGCAGGCGGTGAACCTGTTAATAATATAAATTATGTCACGATATCATCTCTTGGTAACGGTGTAGATTTTGGAAATTTAACTTCAGGTAGATATGATGCACCAGGAGGAGTAGGTAGTGCAACCAGAGGAGTTTTTTGTGGTGGAAATCTTAGCGGAGTTCAAGATGTAATGGATTATATTTCATTTGCTTCAAAAGGTAATGCTGCTGATTTTGGTAATTTAACTGACGCAAGAATTAGTCCTGCTTCTGTGGCAAGTGATACAAGAGGTTGTATGGCAGGAGGAAATGATCCTGGTAATAGTAATATTATAGATTACATTACAATTGCCTCAGTCGGTAACGCTACTGATTTCGGTGATTTAGTCACAGCAAAAAAAGAAGGCGCTGGCAGAGGACAATCAACTACTAGAGGAATTTTTGCAGGAGGTTTTACGCCTACTTTATTAAATGAAATTGATTATATTACAATTGCTTCAACAGGTAATGGTACAGATTTTGGAAATTTAACTGTTGCTAGAAGAAGATTAAGTGGTGATTCTTCTTCAACAAGAGCAGTAATAACTGGTGGTATGACACCTACACTTCAAAATGTAATGGATTATGTAACTATATCATCAACTGGTGATGCAGCAGATTTTGGTGATTTATCAGTAGCTAGACAATTTCTCGCTTCTAACACTAACAGCGTAAGACTTTTAAATGGCGGTGGAAACTCAGGAAGCAACGATGATACAATAGATTATATAACCATAGCTTCAACAGGTAATGCAGCTGATTATGGGGACTTAACAGGAGCAAGACAAGGTGTAGCTGCAACGTCTAATGGACACGGTGGACTTGCTTAAGATTTTATAGTATACTACATACATGAAAGAAATATTTTTCCTTAACGGATTACCTAGAGCAGGCAATACAGTGTTTGGTTCTATTATGAATCAAAACCCCAACGTTGCGGCAACAGCAAATAGTATATGCGCTGATATAATGGGTGAACTGTTCATGCTCAAACACACAGATATATTTAAAAATTATCCTGATCATAAATCATTTGATAATGTAGCAAAAACTGTGTTTGAAAATTATTATAAAGATTGGAAAGAAGATTACATAATCGACCGCGCACCTTGGGGATACCCAATAAATTTAAAATTTTTAAAAGAAACAAGATCTAATATAAAAATTATAGTTCTTGTTAGAGATATAATAGAAGTATTAGGTTCATTTATTGATTGGTCTAATAGAGAACCAACATCTTTTGTAAATCAATATGAAGCTAAAACCGTAGAAGAAAAATGTGATATGCTAATGAATACAGACGGTCAAATTGTAAAAGAATTAATAGGTATAAAACATTTAATAGATCAACAGTCTAAAGAAATATATCACATAGTAAAATTTAATGACCTTGTAAAAGATACAGAAAACACAATAAATAATCTTTATAATTTTTTAGGTATACCAAAATTTAAACATGACTTTAATAATATAGGTCAATTTAAAGTAAACGACATGGGCTACGATGATACCATTGTCGGCAATGGGTTGCATACACTAACAACTGGTGCTATAAGTGACTATAAAGAAAAGTATGATGCCTACAGTATTATACCAAAAAGTATCATTGAAAAATATAAACAATGCAATTTCTGGGAGGAAATATAAATGTCAAATAAAGATCTAATAATAAAAGAAATATCTAACTCACCGTTAGTTAAAAAAGAATACAAAGCAATGTTGGATAATATTCACACTACTTTGCCAGCAATAAAACAATCTAGTTCAAACTTCTATAAATCACACTCACAGTTTATGGGTGTTATGTTAGATGTTACAGCAATTACACCTATAAGATCAGTCAAACACACACTAGCTGAGATTGATAAAACTAGAATGGCTTTAGAAGAAGCTCATCTTAAGATGAGAAAAAAAGATATAGAGCTTAGAGAAAAAGAACATAAGCTTAAAACAGATTTAGATATGACTGAGTTTGAAAAAGAATTACTTGAAACAGAGATTCTTGAGATACAGGTCAATATGAATAATATTCAAAACTCTATTACAGGTGCTATTAGAAAAATGAATTTTTTTACTAATCAATACAAAAGCATACTTAAAAAATTAGGTAAAGAAGACATTACTGAAGAAGAGTATGAAAAAGAAGAAGCTAACTATCATGTCATGACTTGTATGAAACAGGCCCTAAATGCAGCTAGAGCTAGGGGTGGAGTTATTGATGAAGGGAACTTGATTTATCTCTTCGATATGGGTATAAACAGTGCACAGGCACAAGCTGAAATTTATGCATATCTTAAGATGGAAAACGATATGATGGCTGAAGGCAAAGCGCCTACTCATGAAATGACCATGCAATGGTTAGAAGCGTGCGCGGTTAAATTTTCACAAGATGCAAATAAATTTGCAGAACGTAGAGGATTTAAGCTGTACGACGAAGAGTCGCTTAACACTAAACTAATAGATAATAAGGATACAACAAATGGCAAATAAAATAATTAAATATAACCTAACTACTTCTGGTACTATTCCATCTTACATTGAAGATGGTGGATATTATCCAAAAGCAAATAGTAATGCATCTCCTCAAGATTGGGATTTAATTGGTGCAACTGTTGATGGATCAAGTGAAACTGGATTAGGTGAATTAGCAAATGCAGCAGCAATTAAATCTTACTTAGATACTTACACATCTGATTGGAAAGAGAGAGATGCAGATGGTAATGAAGTAGATTTTAATCAAACTACTGCAGCTAATCATATTTGGACTAAAAAAATAGATTAAGGAATTTAAATGGCGAATTACCCGCAACTTGATGACTGTTCGGGCGTATGGACTTTGAAAGAAGTCAATGACGCTGTTATGGGTGGCTATTGGCGTGAAGCAGGGTCTAAAGCTGTTTTTGCAGGAGGTTTTAATTCTAGTAATGCATATACAGCAAACATAGATACAATTAAAATGGCATCTGCTGGTAATGCTACAGACTTTGGTGATTTAGCAACAAATTTATTAAACATGGGATCATGTGCTTCTTTTACTAGAGGTATTTTTATGGGTGGAAATCAAGCCTCACCTAACGCTTATAATAATGAAAATTATTATATTACATTTGCTACAGAGGGTAATGCCGCTGAATTCGGAACATTAACAACAACAAATCAACACGCAACTTCAGCTTCTAATTCTACAAGAGGTTTATGCATGGGTGGTCACAATCCTGATGCTGTGCAAAATACGGTTGATTTTTTAACGATGGCTTCTGTAGGTAATTCTACAGACTTTGGAGATTTAACAACAGCAACTCAACAGGCCGCAAGTATGAACTCTCCTACTAGAGCTTTGTATGTTGGAGGAGCAACTCCAAGTTTAGTTAATACAATTCAATTTGCAGAATTTGCAACAACAGGTAATTTTACAGATTTTGGTGATTTAGTTGCAGTTCTTAAACAAGGTACAAATGGTGATTTAGGATCATCTACAAGAGGTGTGCGAGCAGGAGGTATTTTAGCAAGTGATGCTTTTACCGCAAGTGTAGAATTTGTAACCATGGCTTCACAAGGAAATGCCATAGATTATGGAGATTGCACGACAGCAGTTAGATTATCTGAAGGTGCTAGTAATTCTATTAAAAGTTTTTTAGCTGGGGGAGATGTTTCTGATGCAGTTGGAACTAACGTAATACAACAAGGTGTAATTACAACTGGTGGAGATTGGACAGACTTTGGTGATTTAAGTGTTGCTAAGTATACTGGCGGTGGAACTTCTCAAGCACATGGTGGTTTAAATGAAGGGTATCAAGGAACGAGAATAGCACCGATACCACGAGGTGGTGGTGCAGGACAAAGAGGTTTATTTGCTGGAGGTTCTCCAACAAGATCAGCTATTAGAAAAGTTCAAATATCTACTGATGGTAATACAAATAATTTTGGAGATTTATCAGTTGGTAGAAGACAATTTGTTGGTGGTGGTAGTGGTTTAACTAGAGGACTTTTTGGTGGTGGATATAGCCCTGGTGCTCATAGTAATGTAATAGATTACATTACATTTTCTCATGAAGGTAATGCTGCTGATTTTGGAAATTTAAGTGCTACAGGTGAAGATGGTGCTGGACTTGCTAATGAAACTAGAGCTGTTTTTGCAGAAGGTGTTAATTCAGGAACTACCATAGTCGATACCATATCTTTTGTAACAATTGCAACTATAGGAAACATAACCGACTTTGGTAATTTGTCTGCTTCAAGACATAGTATAGGTGCTGTGGCTAGCACAACAAGAGGTGTGTTTGGTGGAGGAAGAGCAGGAGCATCTCCAAACGCAATTTTAGATATTATGGAGTATATTACAATTGCTTCAGCTGGTGATGTTACAGACTTTGGAGACTTATCACAAGCTAGGGCTCAAGTTGCACCAACCTCTTCTTCAACTAGGGGAGTATTTGCAGGAGGAACTACACCTAATACTTCAACAGCTGTAAACACGATAGATTTTATTACGATAGCTTCAACAGGTGATGCTACAGACTTTGGAGATTTAACACAAGCAAGATTTGGAATAATGGATTCTGTTGTTTCTAATTCTATAACAGGTATTTTTGGTGCTGGAAGAACACCTAGCAATCAGAACACAATAGATAAAATTACTATAGCATCCACTGGTGATGCAACAGATTTTGGAGATTTAAATGAAACTACAAACAATGTTTGTGGAGCATCTAATGGTCATGGAGGATTAAGTTAATGGCTGTTTGGGATATTAAAGAACGAAATGCTTTAGTTAGATCTAATGATATTAGAGGCGATAGACAAATGCACATGGGTGGTGGTGATCCTGGTGAAAGTAATGTTGTTGATTTTGCAAACATAAAATCAGCAGGTGATTTTTCAGATTTTGGTGATTTAACAACTACAAGACAATTAGTTGGTGGCGGTGCTAATCTTACCAGAGCCATATGCACTGGAGGATATGATGGTGGTAATTCAAATATTATTGATTATGTTCAAATGAAATCAACAGGTAATTTTGGTGATTTCGGTGATTTATCAGTCGCAAGATCTTATCTTTCTGGTATGGCAAACATGACAAGACAAGTGACATCTGGTGGTCTTACCCCTAGTCATTCAGACGTACAAGATTTTGTTCAAATAGCAAGCATGGGCGACGCTGTTGATTTTGGAAATTTAACATCAGCAAAAGCATTAGACACGAATAGCGGAAGTCCTACAAGAGGCATTAGCGCTGGAGGAGTTTTAAATCCTGGTAGTGGTAATGCAAATATGAACATCATAGATTTTATTACATTTGCAAGTGCAGGTAATGCTGCTGATTTTGGTGATCTTATTGCCGTGCAAAGAAGCCAATCAAGTTTTAGTAGTAATACTAGAATGTCTATACAAGGTGGTCAAGCGGCTACAGTAACATTAGATATACAAAAAATTGAAATAGCAACAACAGGTAATGCAGTTGATTTTGGTAATGCGATATCAGGCACTACTGAAAATGGTAGGGGAACCTCTAATAGTATTACTGGAGTTTATAATCGAGGTGGCGTTGTTAATACAGTTCATCAATTAAATATTCAAGATGGAGGAGATGCAACAGACTTTGGCGATTTAACTGTTGCAAGAACAGCATCGCATGCTGTCTCCGATTGTCATGGTGGTATAGAAATAGGTGTAGAGCAAAGACCATCAGTAACCTATATGCCTGGATCAGGGAGAGCTGTAATGTTAGGTGGAGAAAACCCAAGTGGTTTAACAAACACAATAGATTTAGTATTTATATCAACTTTAGGTAATGCTTCTGATTTTGGAAATTTATCTGTTGCAAGAAATAATTGTGGTTCAAGTGGCAGTATGACAAGAGCAATAACTGCTGGTGGTAATGCTCCAGGTTTTTCTGATGTTATTGATTCTATTGAATTAGCCTCTCAAGGTAATGCTGCTGACTTTGGTAATTTACAAGCAGGTCGTAGAACTTTAGGTGTTACAGCCTCAACAACTAGAATTATATATGGAGGTGGATCAACTTCTTCTCCAACGCATGTTGACACCATTGGCTATAATACAATTACAACCGCAGGTAATGCTGCTGACTTTGGTAATCTAACAACATCTAGAAGAACAGTTGGTACAGGAAATACTACAATAGGTCTTTTTATGGGAGGATTTCCATCTACAAATGTTATGGATTATGTAACAATAGCTTCAACAGGTGATGCTCTAGATTTTGGTGATTTATTAGCTGCAAATCAATTTGGTGCAGCTCTTGCCTCAGCAACCCGTGCTATACATGGTGGAGGACAAGCTCCAGGTATTGTTAATGTAATGCAGTATGTGACCATATCTTCAACAGGTAATGCACAAGATTTTGGTGATCTAACAGTAGCTAGAGCAGAATCACCAGGAACATCAAACGGAACAAGAGGAATTTTTATGGGTGGGTATGAACCTTCATATAACGGAACAATTGATTATATAACAATAGCTTCAACAGGTAACGCTTCAGATTTTGGTGATTTATTTGACAAAAAAGGTCAAGGTGGTGCATCTTCAGACTCACATGGAGGATTGTAAAAAAAATATAATATAGTATAATCCTATATATGAAAGACGAATTACTACAAATATTTCCAACACCTTTATTAATTACAAAGTATGAAAATTCTTTAACAGAAGAACTAAAACACATTAATACTTTAGATTGGATTGAACAAAAAAGTAATCGTAATTTTAAATCTAAAGATACTTATTTATTAAGCCACGAACAATTTAAAAATATAAAAAATTTTATATATGAGTCGTTAAATAAATTTACTAAAAATATTCTTGTGTCAGATCAAAGACTAGTTGTTACACAGTGTTGGTTAAACAAAAATCCTAAAGGATCTAAACATCATGAGCATGTTCATCCTAACAGTATTATAAGTGGAGTGTTTTATTTTAAACAAGATCCAAAATTACCACCAATATCTTTTTCTAAATCAATACAACATGCTATGAAACTTGATCCTAAAAAATATAATAATTTAAATTCAGAAACATTTTTATTACCTTGTACGGATGGAGAACTTATATTGTTTCCATCTAATCTAAAACATAGTGTACCAATAAACATGGGAGATGAACCTAGAATTAGTATGTCATTTAATACATTTAGTATTGACACGTTAGGTAGTGAAGATAGTTTAACCCATTTAGATATAAGGAAAATAATGAATGAGCACAATTGAAAATTATATATATGTTAAAAATCATATACCAGTAGAGTTGTGTAAAGCGTTAATAGATGAATGTAATAAAAAAGAATGGAAAAAACATACTTGGAATAACTATGCTGCAGGAACATTTGAATCTGAACCTACAAAGGAATTAGATGTAATGCCTTGCACACAAGAACAACAAAATAAAATTACACCGTATTTAGCAAAAGCATTAGAAGATTATCAAATAAAACATACCTGGCCAGGAGACAAGACTCAAGCACCATGGCTTACAAAGTTTAGTCCTATAAGATTTAATAAGTATGAGGTAGGCACTATGATGAGGATACACTATGACCACATCCACAGTATATTTGATGGTAAAATGAAAGGGGTGCCATTAGTATCTATTGTAGCAAACCTTAATGAAAACTACGAAGGGTCAGAATTCTATTGCAGAGGCAAAGAAATTAAGTTAAAAACAGGCGATATACTTTTATTTCCGTCAAACTATATGTATCCACACGAAGTAAAAGAAGCAACCAAAGGTACTAGATATTCATTTGTAAGCTGGGCCTTTTAGTAATATAAGGGCTATATGCTACAAAAGGTAAATTTTCAACCAGGTTTTAATAAACAAGTTACATCTACCGGAGGTGAAGGCCAATGGGTTAATGGTGACAATGTTAGATTTAGATATGGTTATCCAGAAAAAATAGGTGGTTGGGCACAACTAGGTTCTATTTCTTTAACAGGACGTAACACAGCTATACACCACTTTGTAAATACAGCAGGTATTAAATATGCTGCGTTAGGCACTAATAGAATATTATATGTTTATTCTGGTGGTATTTTTTATGACATACATCCAATTAAAGCTACTACAACTTTAACAAGTGCATTTTCTACAACTAACGGATCAGCAGTTGTAACATTAACTTTTTCATCAGCACACAACATTAATAAAGGTGATGTTATTTTATTAGATAGTTTTACAAGTATTACTAATTCTAATTTTGGATCTGGTGATTTTACAGATATAAAATTTATGGTAACAAGCATACCAACTGATACTACTTTAACTATTACTATGCCATCTAACGAATCAGGATCAGGTGCATCAACATCTGGTGGTATTCGTGTACAACACTATTATCCAGTAGGACCGGCAGTTGAAGTTGCATCAACGGGTTGGGGTCTTGGATCATGGGGTGGTCAAGCACAAGGACAATTTACATCAACATTGTCATCAGGAATAAACGCATCAGTTACATCATTGACCATGGCAAGTTCAACTTCATTTGCATCATCAGGTACAGTACAAATTGGTTCTGAACTAATTACTTATACTTCTAATAGTGGTGGTACATTATCTGGATTAACGAGAGGAGCTAATGGTACAACAGCTGCAATACACTCATCAGGCGCAACCGTAACCGATGCATCTAATTATTTTGCATGGAACTCTGCAGCATCAGGAGATATTGTAACAGACCCTGGTCTATGGTCATTGGATAATTTTGGTAACAGTGTTGTTGCAACTATATTTAATGGTGAAAGTTTTACATGGGATTCAGACGCTTCTAACGCTACAAACACTAGAGCAGCAATTATAACAAATGCACCGACAGCGTCACGAGATATGTTAGTATCAACACCCGATCGTCACTTAATATTTTTTGGTACAGAAACAACTATAGGAACTAAATCTACACAAGACGAAATGTTTATAAGATTTTCTTCTCAAGAAAATATTACAGATTACACACCTACAGCAACCAACAGTGCGGGTACACAAAGATTGGCCGACGGATCACGGATCGTTGGCGCACTAAGAGGTAGAAATGCAATTTACGTTTGGACAGACACAGCATTATTTATTATGAGATTTGTTGGAGCGCCTTTTACATTTGAGTTTGAACAAGTAGGTACTAACTGTGGTTTGCTTGGTAAAAACGCAGCTGTTGAAGTTGATGGTACAGCTTATTGGATGTCAGAAAATGGTTTCTTTAGGTATGGTGGACAGTTAGAATCACTACCATGTTTAGTAGAAGATTTTGTTTTTGATGATATTAACACAATTCCTAAACAACATATTAATGCAGGACTAAATAATTTGTTTGGTGAGATTAGTTGGTTTTATCCAAATTCTGGATCTAATACAGTTAATAGAATTGTAACATACAACTATATTGATTCAACACCACAAAGACCTATTTGGACAACAGGTACATTAGATAGAACAGCTTGGTCTGACTCTGCTATATTTGGTAAACCCCACGCATCACAATATGTATCTAATGACAATGGTACATCAGGAAGTGCAACTTATGTACAAGGAAATACAGATGGCACATCAATATATTATGAACATGAAACAGGATTAGATCAAATAAAAGAAGGTGCAACTTCTGCAATTACTGCTAATATAGAATCAGGAGATTTTGATATAGGAATGACTCAAGATGGAGGAGCATCTCTACAAGGTGATGGTGAATTTATGATGAAAATTAGAAGAGTAATACCTGACTTTTTATCTCAAACAGGAGACGCTAGAATTACATTAAATCTTAAAGATTTTCCAAACGACACTGCAGCAAGTTCATCACTTGGTCCGTTTACAGTTACAAGTGGTACACAAAAAATAGACACACGTGCTAGAGCTAGATCTATATCTTTAAAAGTAGACAACACAAGTACAAGTCAGTTTTGGAAACTAGGTACATTTAGATTAGATATACAACCGGACGGTAGACGATAATGGCAGTTCCTTATTATGATTTTTTAATGTCACCTCCTACAGATCAAACTGGATCTGCCTTAGGAACAGATTTTGATTACTATAATGCGTTTTTAAATAACTCACAATACTATCAACCTGGAACAGGAACAGCTGACATGGCTAATTTTACAATAGGTGATCAAGAATATTCTTTTCCAAGTGGTAGCACGTACGGTCAATTAGAAAAATACATGACAGATAAAGGAGCATCTGATCTTTTAACTAGAAATACAGGTGCTATTAAACCTATTGATGACAGTGATTCAACAGGTATAGGAGAAATAATACTTCCTCCAATAGCCGGCGGCGGTGGCGGTGGTGGCGGTGTCACACCTGAATTCTTAAAAACTTATACAACAGGAGCTACTGCAAAAACTACAGGCACTGGTATTGATTTTATTGATAGACCTCTTCCTCAAGATTTAAGAACTAATACAATTGAAAGTTTAAAAAAACAATTCAATGAAAATAAAGCATTACAAGCTAGGTTTGATACTTTTGATAATTATATAGAACAAAGTTATCCACAAGGTTTAGAACCAAAACAAAACTTTTTACAAAAAGGTATTGGAAGTATTAAAGATTTTTTTGGTAAGTTTTCTTCACCAAAAATACAAGGTGAACTTGGAACAAGATTAGCTAAGCAATATACAATGGGACAAAAACTTCCAAGTTTTATTGGTGCAATTGCTGGAACGCAAAGTCCATTTAATCCTAAATCAAAAAACTATAATCCTTTATTAGAAGACCAATTAAATATTGCAGAAGCAAATGATAAAGTTGGTAGAGATCCAAACAGCGGTATTTTGAAATACAATGAAAATAGTGTGTTAAGTGGTCAAAACGTAATATCTGGTTTTGGAACAAACGACCCTGAAAAACAATTAGAAAAATATCTTGAAAAAGTACAAGGTGTGTTTGATAAAAAATATGGTGATGTTGATATTACAGAATACGAAGATTTTTCATTAAAAGATTTAAAAGCATTAGATCCTAAAAATGTTTTTGATGCTAAAAAAATAGCAGCAGCTACTTATAAAACAAAATATATTAATAAAGCTATAACAGAATTAGAACCTTACAAAACTAAAGAATACATAGAAAAGAAAAAACAAATAGAAAAACAAAAGAAAATAAAAGAAGAAAAGAAAACAACAGATGACAGCACAACAGGCGATGGGTTTAAGTATGACACTAATACAACAGGAACTGCTACATCAAATCAATATGGTACTTACACTCAAACTGTTTCACCTTCACAGGCTGCAACTAATCGAGAATCAAGAAGAGGTAATTATGATAGTTCCAGTACTAAAGGCACTAACACTAGTGCATCTAAACAAAGTAAAAGTTCTAGTAGTAAAGGAACAAATCAAGGATACTCACAACATTTTAGAGAAGGTGGTAAAGTAAGAAGAAGTTATTTTGACGGAGGCATCGTTACTTTATAATGGCTAAAATAACTCAAGTACTTACACACCCGGATAAAGAATACAAACAATCTGTAGCAGAATCTTTAAACAGAGATTTGTCTGCTATTATACAAAAATTAAACTCAACATATCAACAAGATTTAAAGGATGAGATAGAAGCCTTTAATTATTTTTTAAACTAATGGCTAACTCATTTGTAAACAAAAAAATAGATCTAACTAGCACGTCAGCTACAACATTATATACAGTGCCATCAGCTACAACTGCTGTAATTAAATCTATATTAGTATCAGAAGATTCTGGTAACTCGGACACTATAACAGT